CGTTGATGTTAGTCCTGTTTTGCTTACCTGCCTACGCCGGAGAAATTAAACTCCAAGTCAATGGGCAGGAAGTGACATCAAGTATGCAGTATATTGACGGTAACATCTATGTCCCGATTAACACGCTGGCCGAATCTATGGGCGCAAAGGCAGAATGGGACAAGGAAAGCAATACCGTTAAACTCGTATTCAGCGAGAATATGAGCAGTATTTTCGGCATATTGAAGGAGTTAGACAAAGACCCAAAACTAATGACCGTCATTGCTGATGCCGTTTATTATCATCGTTACCCTACTAAAGTTTATCAGGTTCCGACACAACAGCAGACACCATACGTTCAACCATACCAACCGCCGCAACAGTCTACAACTACTTCTCCTGCTACCGTTGATGATGCCGAGGATGAACCGGAGCAGGTTGATAATTCTGCTAAGATTGCTCGCATCAAAAAGCAATACGAAGCGTCTAAAGCGGCACTCGATAACGAAAAGAAAAAGCGTAGGGAAGCGGTAGCATATGAGCATCATTTACTACCCGGATATGCACCAAAACAATTCGAAAAAATTGACATTGAGTTTGAGGAAAAGTATGTAAGGTTAGAAAACTGGTACGAGGAGCAGTTGGAAAAACTGCAATAAAAGAAATAACCACTCTCAACAGGGTGGTTATTTTTCGTCCGGCACATATTTCATTAAGTCGCCTGGGTGACATTTAAGTGCGGTACATATTCTATCTATTACCGAAACGTCAATTCTTGTTATCGTACCGTTATACATTGCATACAGGGTATTCTTGTTAACTCCGCTTAATTCGTGCAGTTTAGGGACTTTCATTCTGTCCTTATTAAACATGATTTTGTCTAAGTTAAATTTTATCACTTCAATGCACCTCCATGAAGTGCATTATACAATGATGTACGGATAAAGTCAACTGAATTCGGTATATTTTATAATGAACCGTTGACATTAAAGCGAATATATTGTACAATGAAGTCAATAGAAGTAACATAGATATAAATGTGGGGAGGCAGAGAGATGGAAAAAAGTTTCAAGGAATGTTTTGCGGAGTTGTGCGCAGATAGGGCGAGTGATGCTATCGTATCGGCGCGACAGAAGGATGCTGAGTATGTTGAGGCAATGGACAGGCTTAACACAATTCGCGCTCAATTGGTTCCGCTGTTGAACGATGGCAATGAGTTTTTACTTACACAGTTGTCAGACGCTTATTCTCGCAGGCAGATATGTGAAACTCGTCTGGCATATGAGCAGGGGATGCGTGACGGGTTGCGGTTGAATAAAATAGTGGGAGGTATTACATGAACGATTTGGTGCTGTGTTTAAGAGTTCTTATTGCTGGTTTTAGTCTTTTTGTTTTTTACTGTGTATGGGATAATAATAGGACTGGTTACATGGAATGGGGTGGTTGGGAATCGGAACCTGGATTAGTTGTAATATTCTTTATTGCGCTTAATGTATTTGCAAATATAGGCATTATTTTATAATATGGGTTGGGAGGGGTAGCGTGAACAATCAACTTGTTCCAGTAGAGCAGAAGTTAGTCAACTTTAATGGTGCTGAGATTATGGCGGTAAAAGCCAGCAATGATAAACTTTATGTCGGTGTCAGGTGGGTGTGTAGGGGCATTGGTCTTTCTGAAGATCAGGCAACACGCCAAACCAAGAAGATTAATGAGGATGTAGTCTTAGTTAAAGGGTCGTCAAAAATGACTATCCCTACAACAGGCGGTAATCAAGAAATATTAACAATTGAACTAAACTTCCTACCTCTCTGGTTGGCTAAAATTAACGCCAATATTATTGAGAGCGAAGAAGTGCAGGAAAGACTCGTCGAGTATCAGTTAAAAGCAAAAGACGTTTTGGCAGAAGCATTTTTACAGAAAGCAAAGTCGCTTCGGCGTAGGATGCCGACATGGGATCGTGAAGCAATGGCAGAAATAAGGTTCGCTAAAGAATTTGCCAAGGCAATAGGCATTAGACCAGAACGTGCGGTTGCAGTTGCTATTGCCAGAACCGAGAAAGAAACAGGCAGACAGTTGAATGATTATCGTAAACTTTTACCTGCTGTTAGTGAAGAAGATGCCGAGATTTTAACCGCTAGTCAAATAGGAGAACAGTTAGACCTAAAATCCAGTGCAGTAAATTTACTGCTAGAGGAAATGGGTTTACAGTACGGTATACGCGAAGCAGGAAAGAAACCTGGGACTGAAAGATTAGTCAAGAGAAACCCTTGGAAGTTAACTGAGGCAGGCAAGGAATACGGAGTGATGCAGGATGCCGCTAATAATAAGTGGGAAGGATTTCAGATACTTTGGAAACCTAAAGTCCTTGATGTGGTTAGAGGATTTATTTCTAGTAAGTCTGATGCAGACCAGGAGGCGCATCATGAAGTTAAGAATTGAACCAGTTCAACTAAACGAGTTATCCGATGCTCAGAAACAGAGACTTCGGGAGTTGTGGGAACCTAAGCAATTTGATGTTTATATTAACGATTCTGGAGAAACTTTTGTTGCCGCACTATTTGACAGGGATTGGTCTAATAGTGGAGGCAAGATAATTAGAATTACAGGCGGAGGAAATAATAAAAATAACTGCCTGCCACTCCTTAGTATAGGTCAATTAGTCGAGATGATAAGGAAAAAACGTACTGACTACATTGACTTAATAGAATCATATGAAGGATGGTATTGTGGTACTTCCGCGTTAGAAGTAGAACTCTGCGACGCTCTATGGCAGGCAGTAAAGAAAATATTATAAAGCACCCTCCGGGGTGTTTTTATTTTGCGGAAATGAGGTGATAACTTTTGCAGGCAGGTCGCCCCCAGAGAAGCGACCACGGAGGTACGATCTCCGTTCCTGCAAGAACAGAATAGCATTACGCTTGCTGATACGCAAGTTGATAAATCCCAGAGAAAGGATGTGTTTCCATGATGGAGAGGGACGAAGCGCGACTCAGAGATATAGAAATTAGGGTCGCCCAAATCGAGGCAAAGGTGGATTCACACATGGACGACATTAGAGAAATTAAGGCAATGCAGCAACAAATTTTAAAATGGATAGTCGGTGCATTGGGAATTAGTCTACTAACCCTTGTTACAGTTACCCTTAATTTAATAAAGGACAGACTGTAACATGAAACATTATAAGCTACTTGCGCTCATTTTAGTTATCGGCATAATTGCCATAGCAACAATTTGTTACGCCGGCAATCAGAAACTAAACATTAACCAGTTAACCGACAATCAGTTAAGGCAAGAATTACTTGGTATAAAGGGCATAGGTGCGGTTACTGCTGAGAGAGTTATTATGTATCGTGCGGAGAATAAACCCGTAACTGTGGGCGAACTGGACAGCGTGAAGGGCATCGGAGAGAAACGGTTGTCCCTTGTAAGGAAAAAATTCAAGGATTAGGAGAGGTTTTCATGGAAATCAAACAAAAACCGAGCAAGAATTTTAGTAGCAGGCAGGGCAGAAAAATCATTGCCATTGTCGATCACATTACGGCAGGTGCTTTTAGTGGTGCAGTATCATGGTTATCTAATCCGGCGGCCAAGGCAAGCGCACACTACATTATTAGTCGCGCCGGTGAGATTGTGCAGTTAGTGGCAGACGAGAATAAGGCATGGCACGCAGGCGGTCCGAATAAACCTAATTGGCCTGTGTATGACGGTACGGATCCTAACCTCTACACCATCGGTATTGAGCATGAGGGGTATAAGGACCAAGGCGGCAATGGTCAATTAACCGAGGACCAGTATCAGGCGACACTTTGGTTACACCGTCAATTAATTGCCAAACATGGAATTAAGATTGACCGCGATCATATCATCGGGCATTACCGTATTGACAGCGTTAACCGTCCTAATTGCCCAGGTCCGGCGTTTCCTTGGGATAGGTTGTTTGATGATCTAGATAATAAACCCGTTAGTCAAGTCCCAGGCCCCTTCCCTGACGTTGCAGGTGATAGGTGGTCGGCAGGACATATTGCCAGAGTCAAGGATTTAGGTCTAATGGTTGGCGGCGGTGATGGGTACTTTAATCCCGAAGCACCGTTGACGAGAGAACAAATGGCGGCGTTAATTTGCAAATTAATTGATAAGGGGATGTTATAAATGGACTATCAAAACATAGCAACGGTAGCACTTGAAGTAGTAGCAACGGCAGCAATACCGTCACTCATATACATTATAAAGAAGTTAGCAAGTGACTTTATTGCACAGCACTTCGATGTTAAGAAAATGCAACTAGAGTTATCTCATGCCGGTATCAACTTCACCTCCGAAAAGGTATCCGAGATAGTAAATAGCACTATCGAGAACGCAATTAAGGCGTTGAATTTGCCTGCTATAGTAAATGTACCTGTGGAGGATAAAGAGTCGCTGAAACAGGCTGAAAATGCGCTTACACATGAGGTTAGCGGCAATACAGAATGGATAATTGGCGAAGGTTTTATCGTTAAAATAAACGGTACTCAGAAGGATTTTTATACCCCCAAGAGTGTCGGAGAGGATACTTTTAATATATTAGTCGAGAGGGTTTATCTGATTGACGGTGTAGTTAAAACTGACCGCCCGTTTGTTGAATATCTAATGTCATAGGCGGTTAAAATAGAATACGCGAATTAATTTTAATACCCCCGGTGACTTCGGTTGCCGGGTTTTTATTTTTAACAAAAGTTTTATGTATCCTCAATAACTGCAACGCCTTATTAATAACACAATTGTTATCGAGTGGCAAATTAAAACCTGTTGAACCGTCAAAACTATCGAATATATCTGCAAAGGGTACTGTTTTGGCTATGTCGGGATAAGTCTTCTGCAATTCAACTAATTCTCTCGCCCATTTATCCCATACATGATCTTCTATGATCGATGTATTAAACCTGTAATAGATACAGGAATGGATGTATACTTGCCTACGCCTACGGTTTATTAGACTATATGCTTCGCTGTCAGTCATATTTTCACCTCAAATTATCAAAAAAAATAGACAACCTCTCCCCAATAAAAGGTTATCTGCTTAAATACAAAGGCTAATTTTTTCAACGTGACATACCATATTAGATTCAACAACAACTATTTGCCCACAGAGGAAGTCACTTCCTTTCGTCTCAGATTGTCGGAGTAACCGCCATGTACGCATATTACGCGAGATAGAGGCGTAGCGGTTGATGTGAATATTATACCACTCAGTTAATTATATTGCAACCGTTTACGGTAGAAGTATACTGTATAAAGTTTATGAGTAAATAAAAAACTCCCTCGGTTGGAGAGAGTTTATGTGTTGTTAGTTGACTACTTCCCAATCATCGGCGAGCATGTCAGTTTGTGATGCAAGCCAACCGACCACTACGGTTCCGTCTGCTGCCTTCATATCAATGTGAGAATTTAACTTGACTCCACTACTCGGTATGATTGTTTCGTTAAGATGGTTTGCCGCCTCATTGCGCAATTTATCGAAAGGAATAGTAGTCCCCTTCACAAGATAGATAAACATACCTTTGCCATTCCAACCGGAACGGGCAACCTTAAAACCTGCCTTTAAGTTATCCAACGCCTGACCGAAGTTAAGTCCTGTCTTTTGGGTGCCTTTATCCAGTTTAACACCAAGTTCGTCAAGTGCCTGTAAAACAGTTCTAACGGTTACGCGGTCATATTCCTTTATGTTATCCTCTAACCATTCATAAGGAACCATGTCAGAGTGGCATTTACTACAAGTGTAACCGTCCTCATGGTATGACGGTGAATGAAAACCCTGTACGTCCTTTTCCCTCGCCCAAGCATCATGTACCCTCTCGGATAACTTTTCAATCAAATCCTTGGTATCCATTATCTTATCCCTCCGTAGTTCTCTATTTGTCACTCAATTATACTGCTAAGCAAATAAAAATTCAACCGTTTACAGTAAACTTATACCGTTTGCAGGATAAATAATGTCTGGTGTAGAATAGTTATAGTATCACCGGATTATCTTACTAGCATAGAAAATCCGAAGTATATCTACAAGGTCGCCTTCCACGGTCTGACCTCTTTTTTTGCCCAAAACAAAACTAACCCCAACTCATGCGTCGTGACATTGGTTCAAATTCACCAGTATTATTAATTATCTGTTTTTCATATGAGCGAAAAGTTTTATGTAGTTTTCTTCTATGATGCTTATTTAATTTGTCATAACATGGTCGTCTTGCGTAATCATAGCGAGGAGATTTATACAATAATACTAACTCCCTTCAATAAAACAAAACTCCCCCAAGTAGGAACTCAGGAGAGTTTTGCCACCCTCAATGCCTGCGCCTGCATCTCTTGGGTTGTGTCTGGTAGTGGTCGGGTTAGCTCCCATGCCGTATGTCGCAGAGGGGTTTTGTCCCGCGGGCGGTTATTAACCACTTTTAGCCACCAGTAATATTTTGTCTGACCGTTGTTGTCGTTTTAAGCGGTAATTGCTTTTAGGATACCCAATATGCCGTTATCGCATATGACTTTTCACTAATAAAATTAGCGTGGCTTGCAATTTTATCCCTCGTCAGCGTTTCCGCCACCGCTTAATTTGAAGGGACGAAAGGGAATCGAACCCATGACCTCTGCTCACCGTAGAAGTGTCAGAACTTTACCACTAAGCTATCAACCCATATTTACCGTCCCACCCTGGTACGCCTGATTTTGACAGAGGCGTGGTGGGATCTGTTAAAATTTCTGTGAAGGTGCTATCTCTCCGTCTATCATGCGAAGAATGATGTATGAACACCGCCACAATGACCTCCACTTTGTACGACCCAACATATAAAAACAATAAGAGGCGTGGGAGGATTTATTGATGTATTATACCACTCATCAAAAGCAATTTCAACAACTTTTTCCCTAAAACTTACCTGAAATATGGACAAATTATGACCGCATAACTTATATCAACAGGGGGTGGTCAATTGTTCGATATGATTATGAAACATGAGGATGCTAAACGCCTTGACAATGAAGCAATGTTCGGGGTGATAAATTCTATCTACCCTGACAGAGAACTTTATAGCATGTCCTTAGATTGGCGCGATAACAAGCAGTATGTCCTAAAAGTGAAGGGCGTAAAGGGCGATGTGCTTGTCGGATGGCAGGAAGTAAAATACTCAAAGGAGTGGAATGACGCATGGGGACATTAACAACTATTGGCGTTGTGTTGCTGACAATTGCATCTTACAGTTTAGTCGAAATACTTCTGATGGGCAGGGAGAAGTTGAAGTCTGTATGGACTGAGGTTGACAATATCCCTGATAGTAAGGAGGCATGGGATAATGAGTAGCGGATCGGCAAATGCTTTTGACGGTATCGGCAAGGGTATATGGTTGGGAGTTGATTCAAGCATTAACTGTATTACGAATGTGGTAAAGTTTTTTACCGATAAGTATTCCGAGAATAAGAAGGAAAAGGCTAAAGAGTTATTTAGAAATGTCGGCATGGAACGAACTGACGTAAGCGGTAAAGTTGATAGACCGCGAATTGTTAAGCAGATAAAAACGGATTATGGGGTTCATATGATAGTTAAACCTTATCCCGGCATTTGGATAGGTGACTTCTTTAAATACCATGCTCAACTAGAGTCTGCCTTAAATGCCGAGGTGCAGATTACGCAGGATAGTAAGGGGTATATCCACCTGAGAGTGTTTACAAGGGGCATACCGAGACGCTTTAAGTATGTAGGTAGTTTGGCTAGTAGAGCGAAGAAATACCCCTGTGCCGTGCCTGTAGGAGTTGGCAGAGAGGGTTTGGTTATGCTCAATCTATCCGATGATGAATGTTTTTCCGTATTGGTTGCCGGGATGCCGGGAGGTGGCAAAAGTAGTTTTATTCGGCAGGCGTTAATGAGTTTAGTTACTAACTATACGCCGGACGAAGCTATTCTTTATTTGGTCGATATGAAGCGCGGAGGGGTTGAGTTATCGGGATTTCAACTCGCTCCACACGTTAAGGATTTTGCTTGTGACTTAAAAGGTGCTGGCCGTGTTTTGACTGCTGCGCTGGACGAATTGGATTATCGTGCAGGTTTAATTGGTGGTGCAAATGTTTCTAGTATTGCCGACTACAATAGATACGGCAAGGGTAAAATGTCTCATGCCGTTGTCGTTATTGATGAATGGATGAGTCTTGACGATGAAGTTAAGAAGATGGCATTAACCTTAGTGCAGCAGGGACGTTTCGCCGGGATGCACACGATTATTTGCACACAGCATCCGAGTTGTAAAGTTGTATCGGGTGAGGTTAGAAGTTTAATACCGGCAACGATAGCGTTTAAAGTGTCGTCGAGGCGGTACAGTCGCATGGTTTTAGGTGAGGAACGTAATCAGGCCGCATACTTAGAATGTCCTGGCAGATGTATTTATCAGGCTAAAGAGAGGATGCGGAAGGTTCAAGTTATGGACCTGCACCCAAGTAAAATAGAAAAAATGATCCGCAAATTATATCCGACAGATAAAACGGTTACGGTATTGGCAACCGAGAAAGACAAGGAGGTGGCATTGAGTTGGTGAGAACAATGGATGATTATAACCCCAATATTCATATAGGTTGGACTTATCCAGAAATAAATAAATTTAAAAAGTCAGAACATGCACATAAATATAGACTTATTGCCGGTAATAACGAGAGGTTTGTAGTTAACTATATACCTACTAAAGATGGACACATAGTCAGGTATGGTTATTTCTCAGAAACAAAGTCATGCTCTCCGAATGGTTATGATAAGGTGGACGGTGGGGCAGGAAACTGGTAACTAAACTTTTCAGCAATTCAAGACAAAACAACTTTGTTTTAATGTGAGGTGTTAGGCGATATGCCTGCTAAACTTTCCGAGACTTCTTTAAAACCGCTTAAAGAAACTTCTCGTCGTTTCTTAATTATCAACTTTATTCAAGATTTCGGGGTGCTTTCTCGTCGGTTAGTTAACCAGTTAGTGTTTGACGATTCGGAGTATGGTCAATGGAAGTGTAGAGTTGAGTTGAAGAAGTTGCATGATGCCGGTTTAATCCAGCGAGGTAGATGTATGTCAACTAACGATTATGTGTATTGGTGCGGCAAACAACCGAAGCAGGTTGAGCATATTTTAGGGATTAACGAAGTATGTATAATCGTGCGTGAGAAGGCCATATTCAAGCGCGAATACGATTTTGGTATTGGAGTAGCAGACGCTTATATTACCGTTGAAAATAGACCTTATTTTGTGGAATATCAGCGAGCGATTAATCACTCTGATATGTCGGTTAAGGTTAAGCAATACGAGCAATATGCGCTTAGTCGTAAATGGGATACCGAGGATTGGCCGATGCCGGGACGTTTCGCCCGTGTGGTGGTTGTTGTTGATAATCTTAAAGACAGGGCGCGGATTGAGAAACTTGTCAAGGACAGTTCGGTTAAGTTTATCGTTTGTCTATTAAATGAAGTTAAGGAGGTTATTGTATGAGTATTCAAGGTATGGGTTATGGGATTGGTTATCTCTTAGGGACTATTTATCACTTAGGACCGCCGGATTATGAAGATAAATATTTGAAGCGACAGAGGAAGTTAAGAAAAGCTGATGCAATATTTAATAAGCGGATGGAGTCTCTTTACGGGGATGCCTGGGAGAAGATACGGGATAAACGTGTTGCCGCCAATACGAATAGAATGTTGGGGAGGTAAAATGTATAGAGGTGGGTATTATTTAGGTTATTCATACATGGCAAAGGTTTATGATGAACCTTCGAGGTTGGGCATAGATAACGGCAGAATATCTAAGTTAACCGTATGTGATTATCGTAAAACGGTTGTTAATTATGATCGTGGTTGGGATGTTTGGCCGAAAGATATTGACCACTACAGAGCGTATACGGAAATTAAAAGGCGATTGTTGGAGTAAAGGAGTGTTGTTAATGAAAAGAGAAGAATTTACCAAGATATTTGAGATTTTCCATGCTAATATAGATAAACTTGATACTGACTATGAAAATGGTGTTGAGGAATTCGACAAGGCAATGGATGTTTGCATATCTTTACTTGCTATATGCGAGGTGTTTGCCGAGAATATGCCCGATGAAGTATTGGAGGCGATTGATATTAAATGGGAATAGGAAAGTTTGTAACCCGAAAGGGTTATTTTTTTCGGTAGATTTGTACTGAATATGGCAGAAAAGACTTGCATTGTATATCTAAACGGTATATAATATATATGAGGTGAGGCAGAATTGAAGCGCAGAAGTATTTTTATGGATGATGAAAGACACGGAAAATTGAAGAAGGAGGCAGGTAAACAGAAGTTGAAAGTTTCTGAGTTGATTCGTCGGATTATTGATGAATGGTTGGATAATAGAAAGGAGGAAAAGTAATTGCCTTTACTTTCTAATGGATGCGGTCACTCAGGCAGACACAGAGGATTAACCTATTTATCCATGAACGAAATACACAGTAGGATAAATAGCGGAAATTATGCTATTCATAAGAAGTATTCGCTACTGATAAACTTTGACGGAACAGAAATTATATCCTTGAATGACTTTGTAGTACTACCTGTAAGCGGTCTTAGGGCGAATAAAACAGGCAGGAGACCGTTTGTAAGGATCAGGGGCGTAAAGGGTAAGAAAAGTATTCACATTTTAACTTATGAGGCATGGTATGATGATGAACTTACAGAAGGATTTAGTGTTCACCATCAAGATTTCAATAGAACAAATAACCGCTACACTAATTTAGAGAAGTTAGATGCAGATACCCATAAACTAATACATACCCAAATAGACAGGGGGTATATGTCTTATTGTGGTTGAGAAGGAGGAAGCAAATTGAGCGATAAACTACCCGAAAAGGTAATCCCAATTTCAACACTCCGCATTATCAGGGATAAGAACAAGAAATGCACTTGCCGTAACCGTAAATTCTACATCGACACTCAGAACAGAGAAATTTCGTGTCAAGAGTGCGGTGCAGTTATTGACCCCTATGATGCTATGCTAGACATTGCAAATCATTATGAGCAGTTCGGTAAGGAAGTTGATAACCTGCTGACTCAGCGCAAGCAGATATTAGACTATAAACCGCATCTTCTTGTTATGCGTGAGTTAGAGAAAATCTACATGGGCGGTAAGATGTTGCCTTGTTGTCCTCATTGCGGTAAGGGTATACACGCTAAAGAATTGTTGGTTGCTAGTACGAGTAAGCAGTACGAGGACAGACGAAGGTTGAAGGAGGAAAGTTGATGTATCTAAAAATTAGACAGGATGTTGGTCGCATAATAGAGGACTTAACTTTAGCACTAGAAAACTATAAGTTAAATTCTGACGAGAAGAAAGATGATCTTATGTGTGAATTGCTGAGATCAAAACAACGCATTAATTTAATTCTTGATACTAATGGGAAATGGTTTTTGTGTGAAGATGGCAAATCCATATTAGAGGAAAACTAATGAGAGAGATTATTTTTAGGGGTATAAGATTAGACACTAAGGAATTTACTTATGGTTATTTGTGGGCAAAAAATAACTGCTCGGTTGGTGCAAGAACATTAATTATGAACAGCATGGGAAGTGCCTACGAGGTTGACACTGAGACTATCGGGCAGTTTTCCGGACCAAGGGACAGCAAGAGAACTACCGATTTTCCCGAAGGTCAGAGGATTTTTGAGGGTGATATAGTTAAGCGGAAAAAGGATAATGTTGTTAGAGTGGTTATATTTAAAGATGGTTCATTCTTGACGGAAAGAATAAAACCATGTAGTAGATGTGTTTTTAACTCATTCCCTTTTTATAGATATGACGAGTGGGAAGTCATTGGAAATATCCATGAACACAGGAACCTGCTGGGAGGGGATGAAGTAGAGTGAAAGAAAAATCAGATATGTTGTTTTTTGCTGACGTGCTTCAATTTGACCTAAAGGAACTTGACGGCAAAACACTTAAAATGACTGTAGGGGATAATGAATTTATGACCGTTCTTATGGGTCACGACATTGCAACCGGAAATATTTATCTTATCGATCAAAGATTTAAGAAGGGCGACAAATAATGCCCTTCGACTACGCCAGAACAGAACCGGAATACTGCCTTGGGTGCGGTAGAAAGTTGACCGCTGCGGAGAGGGCAGAGGGGAAATGTGAGAAATGTGGGGAGGAAATTGTATGAAAAAATTAAAACCATGTCCGTTTTGTGGCGGCAAAGCAAAGATTAATAAAATGCCATACGGTGACAACTATAAAGTTTATTGTCCTAAATGTGGTATTGCTATGGGTTTTACTTATAGTCATATTCACCCAAAGACGGAGGAAGAAGCTGTGACTGCATGGAATACGAGAAGTAAAAAGAAAGAATGTGAGAAATGTGGGGAGGAAGTATAGTGGGCGTATACGATCCGGTAACACAGGAACCATGTCCCGAATGTTGCGAAACTATGTACTCGGAAGGTGTTTCTAATGGCATAGGGTATTACTATCCACCGTTTCATTGTGATAAATGCGGATATTCTGAAAGATGCGGATACGAGGGTACTAATTGCAATAAATGCGACCAATACGAGAATTGCTTTGGTGGTTTAAAAATATGATTATCAATGACCTTGCATTAGATGCTGTTGAGAAAGTCCTTGACATAAAACTATACGAACTTCAAAGAAAATATATTTTAGGTCAATGCGACTATTGGTATGGTGCAAGACGCTCTGGAAAGACTTCTGCTTACTGCATTAAATTGGCGTTATCGGACGATGAACCGCTAAACATTAGAAAAGCATATTCGTTTTGCGACGATGATTATGGTGATTCGGGTAATATAGTTAGTTATAGTAAGTGGTTTTTAGATAGGTTTATGGAGATATGGAGTAAATTAAAGGATGCCGGATTTCCTGTTAGGGAAGTCAGGAGATAGGATAGGGGAGGTAGTATGAAGCAAAGATGCATTCCGAGAGAAACTATTGAATTAGAAGGTGAGGAAGTTAGTCGTATTCTCTCGTACTTCAATAAAATAGCCGATGTTCCTATGGATGCTAAATTATTCTATATTTATCCCTGCGACGACCTGCAACCGGTAGACAGAGTTATTATAGCGTTAAAGGATAAAATGTTTTGGTCATTAACGCTTTGGCAATTGGTTAATATAGGATATGGAGTTAGTGAAGGAGGTTTGAAATGAAAACAACACCAATCTGTAACTGCCAGTCATGCGGCAAAGGGTTTGCTGATGGCGATATAGTTTACCTTGTGCAATTGGATAACAATATCGTATGCCCTGTATGTGCCGCAATACACCCTGATAGGAAGCAAAGACTTGTTGAGATAGAAACTACCTGCGACGCAAAAACTACCCGACTAGGCGCTATGATGTGTGTTTTGGGGAATGGTGGGGTTGCGTTAGATGGTCGAGAAATGGCGTTTTTAGATTGGATCGCTGGATGGGATCAGGAAACAGTTGATACTTTGGGTCGGTTACTGGAGAAGTGCTTGGAGGTGGGTGGTAACCGTGAATAACATCAATAAACAAATTAAATTCTTGCAGGCGGTTAAATTTCTCCTTGAATGCCCACAGGATGTTATTGATAGTCTGGATCCTGATGATAAGGCGAAGTTGTGCGCTAAGATTAAAGAGTCATTTAGTAAGGAGGGTGGTAAGGGTGAATAGTCAAATACAATTCTACTCGATACCGGAGTGGGCGAAGTATATTGCCTACGATGATCAAATGGGTTGGTTGGCATTTGAAAACAAACCGCATTTAACTGATGGCAATACCTTTTGGAATTGCGAAGGGAGATACGAGGAAGTTTCCCCGGTATTGCCTACCACATTGAAGGAGGTTAACCGTTGAAACCAAGACACTTTAGAGTTTGCACTATCTTACCGCTCGAACCTTTTATATGCGCTGTCTATGGTTCTATAACAATAGAATCGCTGATACTTTTTCAGAACGAACTTGACTGTCTGAGTGTAGAGATCGCGGAGGCATCGGAGAAACAGCAGGACTTAATCGTAAAGGCGAGTTATACTGAGGCAGAAACGCAATATAATGATGCAGGAGTTCCGTACACTCTTGACGATTATTGGGATTTTACGGTTGTTAAAACAGTACCATGGGACTATAAGGAGATCGATTATGAGCAACCTTAAATCTAAAATACATGCGTGCCGAGAGAAGTTGGCGTATGTGAGAGAGATATTGCAGGACAAGAAAGATGATCGGTTAGCGGAGTTAATTGGCGAGGTCAGCAACACGTTGAATGATATGTATGCTGGGATTAACATTTACAAGGAGCATATTAACCGATTGACAAGTAAATTGTAGGGGTGAGGGTATGGATTTTATTAAGTTAAAAGACGATATAAATTTCAAGGAATTATTTAAGTTTGGATTTGTGGAAGATCCGACAAACTGTGAGTATGGAGATACCTATTACCACCTAAATAACTATTACTTACAGATAGGTGATTTCAGAATAACCGTTAATACAATTTCCAGACACATAGACATTCTGTGCCTTGCTAAAGAGAAGGGGTTGCACAATATATTTAACCTAAAACCTTTGTATGGTTTAATATCTAATGACATGGTGGAGTTACCGAGAAAATAACTTCTTCCACCACGGCAACTTCTTCTCCTGCTGCTCAATAAACTTTTCGGTACGAGATACACGACTAATAAGATGCTCAACTTTTTTGACGAGTTGGGCATTTAGAAAAGAGGGGGTAAGTTATTTTGCGTACTATTAATATGGGTAGGGCAGATAAAATTATAATATGTAAAGGTACTGCCAATATACCACCTAGGTTTTGGTCTTGGATAGTTTGCTGTGAAGATGAATTTACTGAAGATATTAAAAAGCAAGGGTTTATAAAGACAGAATGTGCTAAGTATTTAACCTTAGAACAACTAAAATATTTAAATGAATAATTTAGTAAAATCATGTAACCGCTTCGGCGGTTTTACTTTTTCCAGAACTTCCACCAGGGCCGCTTACTTTGTGCCGCTAAAATATCTTCATTCTGTTTCTTGATCCACTCATATTCCTTTATGATGCTCTCTGTATTGCTAAAACTATCATTCTTAACATTTTCTATGGCGGACAACACTTCTTTTTTCTCCATGTCCTTTTCTCTCTTTAATTCCTCAAACATAGATACGGTTAATTCCTGTTGTTGGGCCAAAAGTTTCTCAAAATATTTTTGCTGCTCAGACAAGGCATGACTTATTTTTTCTTCAACTTCGGCCATGTAGTTGCGGCCAACGTCGATAATTTGTATCGGCTGCGGAGAATTATTTTCAGGTTGATAAATTTCAGTATGTGCAATTTCTGCACTAACTGAGTTATCCACAGGTTCGTTGATTTCGTTAATTTCGTTTTCGTGGTTTTCGCTGTTAGGCATTTCGTAAACTTCGCCGTTTAATGCAGCTTGAATAGATTCAGATGTTACGAAACGCCTTTTATTCTTTTCGCGAACAATAACTATCCTGCCTTCTTTTTCGCGCAGTTCTAAGGTACGAATACTAACACCCATCAATTTAGCGGCCTCTTGGATTGTATATCTATCTTTCGTAGTTTGCATAGTTTTCGCACCGTCCAATTCGCTTTTCGTAGTTTGCGATCTTAGATCGTTTAAGTAAGATTCGATCTTATTCTTTTTAAGATCTATATAATCATCATAATCATTATGGTTATTTTCGTAGTTATTTTTCGCTGAGATCGTAGTTTCGCTTCGCACTATTCGTAAATAACTTTTGTACTTATCGTAGTTTTCGTTAACTTTCCTCATTGCCTGTCCCACACATAACCCCTCCACCCATAAAATTTTCAATAAATTCTAAGCGGCAAGGAGTTGACATTTTGGCCTGCATACTCTAAAATAATAAACAGCAAAGCAGGCATGAGTAAACCTCACGCTTAGATAAAAACCACCTACACCTTGGCCGGGAGGGGTGGTTTTCGGCATTTAATTGCAATAATTTTAGCATTACCCGGTAAGTAATGCAATGTAATTTATTAAACCCCTCCACAACGGAAGGGGTTTTTGTTTTATGCGGAACCGGCACAACAAAGATATTCTTCCCTGGCATCAACCAGGGACGCATCCTGCTTTGTGGGACTATACACTACTATCTTATTAACCTGCTCAATACCTTCATGGGTGATGTGCTTATCGACGGTAATATTGTCACCGTCGACTATGCAATAAATAAAACCGCCAAAGTTACCTACGCCACTAACTCCTATAATAACCATCCCCCTTTTATACGAACACTTGTTTTATACTACTCATAATAATACGCCCAGCGTCCGTAATTTTCAAGGTAAAATTTTCATCTAATTTCGACAAAGTTATTACATATTTCTTACCTTTGTTATGGTTTTCAGCAATTCTTCGACAATCTCAGGTGGTATCTGCTCAGTGTACGCCTTTTTAGCCAACAGCAAGTAGGGCAGCGTTTCCTTGTCAAGTAGCATTTGCTTAATCTCGTCGGTTAATACCTCGTTAACCTCGGAAATGTCAAAAACGGTACGAGCGTTTTCGCTGAAAAAGTACATCGGTGATACATTCAGTGCGGTAGCAAGTCTCTCGATAACTTTAATGCCGGGACTTTGCCTTTTTCCGCTTTCAATATCAGCAATGGTATTGGTCGATACGGCCTTCGGGTTGTCTTTTGTAATAGTTTTTAGCGATAGATCATCCATGCTTAAACCCCTATTATTCCTCAAATTATACAACTTATCCTTAATCTCCATTTGGTATTCCCCCTTATTATATAATTATATTTCCTATCCTTAATTCAGTATACAGGTTGTTGTTGGTAGCGACAATTTCACGGTAAAATATACTTAATTCAGTTGACTTTATACTTTTTAAAGTATATAATGGACATAGTTGAAAGAACTTATTTTTTTGCATAGTTATACTGTTTGCAGTAACATTTTACTGAAAGGAGGACAAGTAGTTTGGATTTCACAGCGATTGGGTTAAACATCATCAAACGTCGCAAATCATTAAATTTAACCCAGGACGATATTTCAGAAAGAACTGGCATAACACAACCCAATGTTTGTAAGTTAGAGAATGGTCTTAATTCTAATCCGTCAGTCAATACGCTGCAACGTATCGCTGATGCCCTTGGTTGTGACTTACTGTATTTACTAGAAACTGAATCCGGTTCCGACTTGCTGAATTCATAATAGCACACAATTTTTTAAAAATCTGTGACCGTCGTCACATTTTTGAAGTTTTTTTGAATATTTTTTAATTTTTTTTAGGGGGAATATAAAATACTGAAATATGTTAACTATTTATTTGCTTTATGGTGGGCAGGTTTACTTATATCACTGTTTTTTGGTTTCCATCCAAACAACATAGTAATTGGTTGTGGATTTTTATGCTCTATGTTAAATTTTCTTTCTCATGCGGAAAATAAGTGAAAATGAACTGGTACTACCTACTTATCCATCATGGCAAGGAAGTTAGTTTCACGGGTGAATTTGCGGATACGCCGTTGGAAGCGTGTCAATTGGCAATGGACAACTACGACGAAGCGGAATGGATTGAGGTGTTTGATTTTTGAACTTAGACAAAAAACTTCATAATATGCACGAAACCGCTTTCCTATGCCAGATTTATTGTGATTTGAGGGAAACTGCGGTAAAGATACACGAATTGGACGATAATGTAACTACCGAATTGCTTGCGGTTATGGATAAAATACACGCTGCAATTTGCGAGCAGGATTAAGAAAGTAGGTGCATCGGTGAGTAATGCAATAGTTGAAACGTGCGATAACTGTAGGTTTTGGAAAGAAGTCGAAGGAAACATACCGTTTAAATGCACCAAACACGGCGTAAAGTTTTTCACGCCAGGGTGCAATGTGTGTTTTTCATTTAAGGCGAAGGAGGACAAGCAGGATGTTTAAAGTGTGGGATCGGGTTGTTGTTGATGATGGGATTCTGTTTAAAGGTTTTAATGCTACTGTCTTAGGCAAACTCATATATGATACAGATGAACCTCAATACCATATAAGATCAGACGAAAAAAATGTTGTTTGGTTTTCACATGATTGCTATGGGATGTGTGAGAACGGGTATGGACTAATTGCCAACGAATCTGACTTAACTCTACTCACCAACAAACCGGCATGAACACAAGCGACTATGCAGAACTAGCAAGAATAACAGCATCATGGGCGCATGGTATCCGTGAGGGACAAGCAGTATTAGTCGCGGAAACACTCGAAAGAGTGTCGGCGTATTGCTTGGAGCAGGCTAATGTACCTGATGAATATATGAGGGAGTCGTTCAAATGCCCGTGTGTGAACGCTGTGGAAGTGAAATGGTGGAAGTTGTTGTGCCTTGTACCGATATGGAGGTTGTTGCAGGGATTTTGGTCGAGAGGGAAACGCAAGACTACCGCCTGATGTGTCCGAAGTTGGATTGTTTTGAGGCGGTGGAGAGGGAGGAAGATACAATACCATTTTGAGGGAGGATTAATAAATGAGTTTTGATGTTAATGTTTTCAATAAGAGTTACGTAAATGCTCAGGAAATTGCTAACATGGTGCAGGAAATGGCAGATGCAATTGAGGATTTAGAAAAAGAAAATGATAGACTAAAAACTGATATTGAAGAAGCAAATGACGCTTATCAGGAGTTGGAAGGTGAAGTAGAGAGACTAGAAGATGAACTAAAGAGTTTACAAATGTCGCTTGAAGATAAGGAGGATTAACTTTGAAAGAAAAAATACAAAGAAACATAGAGAAATTTCACGCTAATGTAGGACATATTGACCGTCCCGGCATGGACAAGTTATCGGCATACTTAGAATTAAACGGTTTCTTCTGCGCCCCATGTAGTGGTCAGCATCATTGCAATTGGGCAGGTGGATTATTAGAGCATAGTCTCAATGTTATGGATAAAGCGGTTGAACTCCGCACCGCCTTTAACGCTACTGAATTAAATCTACAAAGTGTTGTATTTGCATCGTTGTTCCATGATGTAGGTAAAATCGGCACTCATGGAAAACCGTACTATATCGACAACGTACTTAAAGACGGGAAAATAAGCGCAGCAAAACCGTATGAGCATAACAAGGAAATTGTCGAGTGTGACCATAGTATCGTGAGTCTGCATATTCTCAGTAAGTTTGTTCCTATGACCGAGGACGAGCGACAGGCGGTAGTATATCACAATATGCTGTACATTCCGAGTGGTAGGGACGTTAACGGTAAGGAGCATCCATTGACAATGATAGTCCATTTTGCCGACCTATGGTGTAGTCGTGTGACCGATAAGGGCATTGTGCCGGTGAGTAATGAGGTGATGTTTTAATGCAAAAATCCGAATCGATAATCAATTTAGCAAAGGCATTAGCATTATTTCAATCTGAAGTAAAAAATCCTGCAAATACAGCGAATAACCCATTTTTCAAGAGTAAATATGCACCATTGCCGGATATTCTGAATGACGTTAGACCATTACTATCTAAGCATGGACTGTCTGTATTACAATCTCCAAGCGGTGACGGTGACAAGATAATCATAACAACTATGTTGATGCACTCGTCGGGAGAATGGATAGAAACCTGTCCTCTTATTTTAAGGGCAGACAAGGCAACAGCACAGGGGGCAGGTAGCGCAATAACCTACGGACGGAGATATGCTTTATCCTCAATACTAGGTATTAGTTCAGAGGATGATGATGATGGAAATAGTGCAAGCGGCAACAAAAACGGTAGCAATGACAATAAAAATAAACAAAATAATGGTAGCAACACTCAACAGTCAAATAAACAATCAACTGGCAATGAAAACCCGAACGCAATATCAGAGGGTCAGATTAAAAAACTTCATGTCTTGCGCGGACAGAAAAATATTACTGAGGATGATTTTAAAAAACAACTAACAGTGATACTAAAGCGAGACATTGCGAGTCTTAAAGACTTAACCAAAAAAGAAGCATCAGACATAATTGAGCGCATAGAAAAAGCCAAATAATGTCTGACCAACAAGAACTCGTAACACCTGCTGACATTGCCGAAGTCGAAAGACTTATTATTGCGGTAGACAAGCATATCGAGAAGATGGAGAAATGGATCAAGGAAGGTTAGGAGGAAAATATTGTGATACAGGTCAAGGAATTTTTAAACTATCAAGAAGCACAGGAAGGCATGATTAATGATTGGTTAAAGGAAATGGATGGTAAGATTATCGTTAACAGTATCCAATATAGTGTTTCTTGTTTTCAGGAAAGCGGTGCTTATGGTGCGCCAAAAGAGTTTTCCGGTGTACTAATAACCTACAGGACAATATAACTACTACAAGGAGGCAGCACATGGACAACCCATATGATCAAGGTTTTCGCGCAGGTTACTTGGGAGGTCCGAAACTGCCTCCTGCCGGTAAGCATGAAAGAGAAATTTACTGCACCGGATACCGGGATGGGCGTATATCGGCAAGGAGAAATGCCGTGGTTGCCCGATGGGTACAGGGTGTGGTGAGAGGGAGGGAAATGAGTGGGGGTATCGTGTGATTGTAGTATGGATATGGATGATTGTGGATTAACGGAACTATATAATCCATCCTTCCCTAAAGCGCGAAAGAAACATATGTGTTGCGAGTGCAGGGAAGTTATTAAAGTGGGCGAGACATATGAAAGAGTTTCCGGCAAATGGGACGGTTGCTTTATGGAATTTAAAACTTGTCTTGCTTGTGTGAGAATACGTAACCATTATTGCCCTAACGGATTTGTTTTTGAAAGTCTCAAAGAACAACTTATGCAATGCTTGGGTTTTGATTATACCGAAGTCGAGGAGGATGAATAGTGCCATTTGTAACGGTTGAAGTCGAGGGAGGCAAACTAACCCTGCTCGGCGGTGACGAGGTAATGCGTGACGTTATCGAGAAGGAATGTCCTATTGACCTGGCGTTTGACGATAAGTTGTTTAGGGAGGTTTACCGACACCCTGACGGAACGAGGTTAAATGTATACGGCAGTGTTCGCGGTAGAGGATTGAACGAGCATATACTTTGGTCTGATGTGGAGGTAGTTAGTTAGTCACAGAATGACCGCAAACAGCATTTTAAGGACTGTACAGCGTGGTAAATATATTTTAGGTAGTCTAAGTAGTTGAGTAGTCAAAAAGGCACGTAGGCACATATTCGTCTACTGTATCCGGTAGATAGAAACTTTTAACGGGAGGTAGTTAGTTGAAAATTGGACTTGTCGCAGTAGACTCTAAAATATCCAACCTTGCACTAATGAAATTATCCGCATACCACAAAAAGTTAGGTGACGAAGTAAAGATATTTGAACCGCTAATCGATAAACCGGATTTGATTTATGCAAGCAAAGTCTTTGATTCTACTCCTGATTATGAATACTACCCTGCCGATGTTCCAATTATTAAAGGTGGGACGGGGTACGACATAAAAGAAAAATTATCGGACGAGATTGAAAGCATGTTTCCTGACTACAGCATATTTAACCACAATATTAGAAAACGTAGCGGTCAAATAATCGGTAACTATGCCTTGGGGTTCACCTCTCGCGGATGCAGCAGGCAATGTCCATTTTGCTTAGTACCGGAGAAAGAGGGCGACATAAAAGCGGTAGCAGATATATACGATTTTTGGAACGGTCAATCTCACCTGATGTTGTTGGATAATAACCTTACTGCATTGCCGGAACGCTTTGAATTGACG